GGCTAAATTTTCCTGGGTGCAAGATATTTTCACAAAAACTCCTTTCTTATAATTTTATAGAAATTTCCGCGCGGAGCTATTATTTTAATTGTGGATAAGCTGTGGATAACTTATTGAGAGGGGAAAAAAGGAAAAAGTAAAGGTATGCCTATATTATAATCAATAACCTAGCCATATTATGAGCGATAAAAAAGAAAGTATTGGAAAGCGAGTCATTGACATTGGCCAATTAGTTGATGTATTTGAGGTGCAAGAGGGCGAGATCCAGCACATTATAGGAAAAACTGGAAATGGAAAAACTTATGAGGGTACGCGCCGCGCTTTAGAGTTTTTGAAACAAGGCTACAGCGTTTATACTACATGGCAACTTATTTTACCGGATTTTTATGACGAGCGCGAGGATAAACAAAAAGTTTTTTGGCGTTTGCTTTTCTGGCGTAAAAGATTTTATCGCTTTGACTATAAAAAGAACTGGAAGTTTTTAGACATTGATCGTCCGGATCTTATACAATTCGTTGCTGGGCTTACTGACTGCGTTGTGTTTTTGGACGAGGGACAAGATATTTTTGATAGCCGCGAGCGTATAGATAAGGCCTCGCGTAAAGTTCTTACTCGTATGCGCCACATGAGAAAGACTTTGATTATTATTTCTCAAAGAGCGCAAGCTGTAGATGTCACAGCGCGAGCTAACGTAACATACTATTATAAGTGTGTCAAGACAAGAGCATGGTTTTGGCCTTTCAAAGTTTATTTTAAGGTATACCGGACAGAGGAAATGGATCAGGTAAACTTTCCGATTTGGGAAGATCTCATGACTGGCTGGCAAGCGGAAGTATGGCAGTCGCATTTTGCTAGTGATCTAGTTTATAAGTCATACAATTCATGGTATTTACGTGCCGGTATTCCACGATCACAAGAAGTTTCTTTTGAGGCTTATGATTTATCGGTATGGGAAAAGATAAAAGCGTTTTTCGTGAAACCTTTACAACAAGAAATTAAAATAGACGAGGCCGAGATCAAGCGTGTTGCGGATATCAATGCCGAGCATTTTAAGGAAAGTACTACGTTTATACCTAAAAAATCGCGCAGTAGAGCCGTTAAAAAGGCTGTGGATAACTCTGTTGATAACTCAAAAAATATGATATCATTACAGCATGGGGATACTATCAAAACTATTTAGATCTAAACAAGCTACCGGCTATCAAACTTTTAAGCATGCCGCTACTCACGTACATAATCGCACCGCTAGTTTTAAGCATGGAACAGCGCGGACATTAAGACGTTACAGACGAGGGAAAATAAAATAATTTTATGAAAAAAAGAATAAAAAAAACGAAAATAACTAGAGGTCAAAAATTAACGCATTATTTTTTTGGGGTTAGCTCAATACCGGGCTTTCAAGTATTTAAAAAAACAAAAAAATGAAAATAAGAAAACCATTTGCAAAACGTCAAGGCCGAGATCCTTTTTTGGGTAAAGCAAACAGTTTGCGTAACTGGTTTGGACATGCAAATTCAATTATGCGCCGATCTAGTGGTCGTACGCGCATGTCATCAAGTGGATCAAGCATTATAAAGAAATGAAAAAGTTCTTTTTAATTTTATTCTTATTTTTTATACCTTTACTTTCTAACGCTCAAATAGAAATTATGCCTCTTGTTGACTCTGGCACTGTTACTTTGACAGAGGCACAAGATTTAACGATTGCTCTTTCGCAGGATCACACTCGGTTATATTTAATTTCGCCACCATTAGTACATGTGTCTTTTATTAATTATTACTCTATACCTTCTACATCTCCAGATGATAATACTGAGCTTTTTCCTTATTGTAGTGATAACGAAACAAATACTACTTGTACGCTACTAGCACAAAATTTTACACCAGATTTGTACCTTGTTTTCTATGGTTATTCAAACAATGATGTGATTAGACAATTTGTTTTTTCAGTTTCAAACGGTCGTTTTTTTATTAGCGATAATACAGAACTTCCCTATCAAGGTGTAAGCTATCATGATTGGCTATTTGTTGCTATAGTTATAGTGGCCATGCTTGCATTTATGATCTGGCCACGTATATTTAAGCCGATAAAAACACTATTTTATGGTGAATAGCTTTGCTACAGTTTGGGCTATATCAGCACTCATACTCATGACAATTATTCAAGCTGTTTACTTTTTGATTTTCTTTATGATTTTTTATGTTATTGGCTGGGGTATACTTCAAGTATTAAAGCCGATTGTAAAAATTTTATATAAAACATAATATGCAACTCATAAACTTTGAAACCTACGCCTCGCTATCATTTGCTCTTTCGTCCTCACTTTTCTTGTACTTTACTCTTTCATACCTCAACTGGTTTTTTAGTGAGCTACGGCCTAAAAAGCCGGGTATAGGTATGTCTGCTTATCGCGGCGGATCTCGCCGATAATACGTCCGGGTATGACGTTAAACTACGGTCGCAATTATCAACTACTCAACATATAATTTTTATGGGTGAATTAATTACAGCCGCAGAAAGTGGATTTGCGTCCACTACAGGTTTCGGCATTACTGATGTCGTTACTTGGTCTGGGGATAACTTGATTAAGTTATTTATTGGATCTGGTTTGGCAGTATTGTATAACTTACGATACTGGATAGTGGCTCTTGTCATTATCGGCGCGATCGTTTACTTCGCGTACCGAGCTTTTCGCTTTTTCCAGCACTAGGCGAAAACAAAAAACACCCTGTTGGGTGTTCGTTGCCGTTGAATAAATTATACCATATATGCCGGATAACCTGTCAATACCTAAAAAACGAGGCTCTATAATCGGTTTTAAGGCCGTTGCGATTTTTCTGTTGATACTTGGATCATTGATTTTTGCACCACGAGCGTTTGCCGATGTTTTATATTCACAGGGTGTTGTTGATACTCAATCAAGTTCGGGGAACGTAGCATATCAAGAGCTAGGAAATGGTCTGTCTGGTGTACCTAACCAAATACAATGGTCTGTTGATTTTGCCGGTAGCTTTATTCCCGGTGATTGGGCGGTTCAACTTTTAGGATATGCTAATTCCAATTATACAAGTCAAGTTGTTGGTGATACCAATTTTGTAATAACTGATGTTTCGTCTGTTGGCACTACGCATATTTTACAAGGTACGTCCGGCGCGCCTCTAACTCTTAACTCTGCATATTATTATAGCATTTGGTTTATTGGTTATCCAACTGGCGATATGAAATTAAATGGATCGGCTGCGGATTTATACCCGGCCGGCTCTTGTTCTGGGGCTATGTGTGGGCTAGTTGCTGATGTTGCTTTTAACGTCTGTGATAGTGGATCTTGTTCTTTTGCCCCGCCTACACCGCCAGATACATCAACTCGCATTGTAGATTTTACACCGGAAAATAACGCAACAACGACTAACCCGGTAACATTTTCTTTGCATGCTTTTATTAACCCGGACGATATATCTGGCAATTATTCTATACAATTTATTTTACACAATGTGGATCAAAATGTATTCTTACTTTCTGGGCTATCCCCTAGTGATATATATTTATTAAATGGAGTTTTTGCTACTACGTCCGGTGATTATTATTTTTCAACCAGTACGATCATAGGGGCTGGAAACTATACGCTAGAGGCGACTCTTACTCAATTCGTGGGCTTTGGTACGTCTTGGTGGAACTCAATTCAAAACCCTTTGTCGTCTGTAAACCAGTTTATTTATCATAGATTTATTGTCTGTGATCCGGGCGATACCGAGTGTAAAGGTACGATTATAGGAAACTTGCAACAAAATGGCTATGATATTCTGGCCGGGATCGCTGGGGAAAGTACAGGCACAACTACCGCAACGTCAACGCTAGCCACTTGTAACCCGATTTCAACCAATTATGCGACAGCTTTTCTCAATACCGGTTTTAGTGTTACAAAATGTGCGCTGGCTTTATTTACACCGGACGGAGTTTTACTCAATAACTCTATAAAACAACTTCATGACGGCGTACTTACTCGTATACCTTTTGGTTATCTCACACGATCGTATGATCTATTTAGTAGCGCGGCGACAAGCTCTTTACCTACTTGGACGGCTACTTTTCAAACCGCCGCGAGTAGTACAGAAAGCCTAACTTTTGATATGGGCGATATGTTAGCCGGTGGTGCTAGTCTACTAGACAGTATTCATGATCCGATAAATAATAAAACGCCGCGTGATGTCTTTGAACCTATGGTACAACTCGCTGTGGCTCTTATGGTGGTTTTTACAATTATAGCTGATCTTATGGGATCTCATAGACATAATGTCGCTATGGGGAAACAAACAAAACTATCATGATAATAAACCTACTTGTAAACTTTATAGTCTTAGTCTTTGGTGCTTTATTTTCCTTTTTTCCGGTGGTGCTAAAACTTCCTACTGTGTTCGGCTTTGATATTGATACGGCTATGGCCGCCGGTATGGGCAGTTTGAACACGTTTATGACTAGTTTCTGGCCTATTAAATACATGTTTATGGGCTTTCTTGCGATTATGGCATATTATGGCCTTAAAATGATTGTAACTTTCTTACTTGGACATCGCGCACCCGGACAGAAATAGTAAAAATGTCAATACTTGCAAAGTGTTTTTATACATGTATGATATAGAGGTATGATATTTCAGATTATTGTTGGTGTGATATGCGTATACTCTGGCTTTTATGGCCACTCTGTTTATTCGCCGGTTATCTTTGTAGAGGGCATGATCTTACTCAATATGGGGATCTTGGGCTTTATGAAAAGAAAAAGTTTGGCTCATTTATGAAAAATCAAAAAGGTATACAATTACGCATAGTGAATACTATAGTTTATAGCTTTGGTTTTATTCTTGGCATGACGGCTAAAAATTGGTGGATCTTACCTATTTCTATAGTTACTACTTTCGTTATTTCTTTTGGCTTTTTCTTTTTTAAGAAATTATTTCAGATTTGGGGAATTGGGAGTAAAAATGTAGAGGCCGAGCTTACTAGACAACAACGCCGCGCCAATGTAAGACAATTGGCAAGACAAAATGATTGA